ACAGATGCTCAATTAACTTCTTTGACTTCATAATATGAATATATACAAATTACAATACACAGACAAAGCAGAAGGAGATGCTGATTTACTTGCTAAAGGTACTTATGAAGTAGTAACTGAAGAAGGAGTTACTCAAGATGTTTATACTAATGGAACTCAGGCTATAGTCTATATAGGTCAGATAGTAGAGATTCCAGGAACATACGACCCTGATGGAAAAGAGATAACTCCTCCTGTATATTACCCTGGAGTATTTTATGACCTAATGACTACAGAAGAAATTGACTTTGGAATAAACGAGTTATTTCCTGTAGATTGTGTACATTCGTTCTTGGGTTATGAAAAGAACGCAGAAGGTACAGATGTAGACCCTGATGAATTAATAATAGAATAAAATGGATAAGATAATTTCAGTAGATTTAAGCACTTCAACAGCTCCTCTAGTACAAGAGGTTAGAGGAAAGGATTACATTGAGTACGGCGACGCTAATGGCGAATGGAGAAACCTATACCCTCAGTTTCTTATTGACCTTTACTATTCAAGTTCAATAACGGCTGCGATTGTCAATGCTACAGCTGAAATGATAGCAGGAGAAGATATAGTCATAACTGATGAAGATGATAGAGATGAAGAAGCAAGAGTAAAGCTACAGAACTTTATGAATAACGCTAACTCTAATGAAACTTTACACGAGGTCTTAAAAAAGGTAGCATTTGACTTTAAGCTACAAGGAGCATTTGCTCTTAACATTGTATGGTCTAAAGACAGAACTCAGATAGCTGAGATTTATCACATTCCTGTAGAAAAAATTAGATGTGAACGTCCTGACGAGTTTGGAAAGACTAGAGCTTACTACGTTTCAGGAGATTGGGCAAATACAAGAACTAACAAGCCATATAGAGTTCCTGCATTTAATGTAAACGACAGGACATCCCCTAATCAAATTCTTTACACAGGTCTTTACAGTCCTAATATGAATAGCTATTATACAGCTGATTACATCTCTTGTAATAATTGGTCGTTAATAGATTCTAAAGTTTCAGAATTTCATCTTAATAATATATCTAACGGATTCACAGGTTCGTTTATGATTTCCTTTGCTAACGGAATACCAACAGCTGAAGAAAGAAATCAGATAGAAAGAAGCTTAGAATCTAAATTTACATCAGAAAAGAATGCAGGAAAATTTGTCTTAACGTTCTCAGATGACAAGACTAGAGTTCCTGAAATAACTTCAATTAGTCCTTCAGATTTAGACAAACAATATATAGCACTACAAGAACTACTCACTAGCAACATCCTAGCAGGTCATAGGGTAACTTCTAAGACACTTATGGGTTTGGATAGTGCTAATGGGTTCTCAAGTAATGCAGACGAGCTTTTAAACGCTTCTAATTTTTACTTAAATACTGCTGTAATGCCATTTCAAGGGCAAATTTTAAAAGTATTACACAAGATATTCCAAGTAAACAATATGGATATGCCTGTACAGTTTGTACAGCTTAAACCAATTACTATTCAATTTGACTCTAAGACTATTAGAGAAGTAATGACGCAAGATGAAATAAGAGAAGAAATAGGATTACCACCTTTAAATGAAGAAGAATCTGTTGAAATAAAAGAGGAGTTTGCAAAAGTTGGAATGATTGACGGAAAGCCTGTATTTGATACCATAGAAGAAGCCTTAGCTAGTGCAAAGACTTTAGGGTGTGAAGGCTACCACGAACACGAATACGAAGGTAAGACAGTCTATATGGCTTGTGAAGGTCATACAGAAGCTACAGAACTTTCACAGTTCATAGAGGAGTTTGGAGAAGATATGCCTGAAGATTGGGAATTAGTAGAAGAAGAAGTTGTAGATGGAGAACATCAAGACTTTAATTTTGAGCAAGTATTAAATGAAGTAGCTAATGAAAAATTAGAGTTGGCTTCAACAGGTACAGCTAGACCTAATGCTAGAAGTTCACAAGATGGAACTAATAAGTCAGATAATGAATTTTACAAAGTTAGATATGTTTATACTCAAGATAACTTTTTAAGTCAAACTGGAGGAACAAGAGATTTTTGCAAATTAATGGAATCCTCTAAAAAGATATACCGAAAGGAAGATATTATACAAATGGGAAGTAAAGCAGTAAATCCAGGTTGGGGAGCTAGAGGAGCAGCAACATATAGTATATGGCTTTACAAAGGAGGAGGTAACTGTCATCATTTTTGGCTAAGACAAATCTATAAGACTTCTTTAAGAGGTGCTAAAAGTAATATATCTTCTAAACAACTAATAGGATATACAAAAGCTAAGTCAGAAGGTTTTACAGCTGAAAAGAATGATAACTTAGTAGCAAGACCACCAAAGAGAATGAAAAATAATGGATTTTTAGAACCAAGATAACTATGAGCTACGTACTATTTATATCAGAAGCTAAATTAAAGGACTCAACAGCAATCAATCTTAATGTAGATGTTGAGCTACTACTTCCTTATGTAAGGCAGGCACAGAAGCTATATGTGGAAACTAAGCTAGGTACTGACTTAAATCAAAAGTTAAAAGACTTGATTACAGCAGGAACAGTAAATCTACCTGTAAATGCAGCTTACAAAACTTTATTAGATGACTACGTTGGAGATATGCTGCCAAATTGGGCATTTTATCACGCTATACCTTTTTTAAGATTTAAGATAGAAAATGGCAATATTTACTCTAAGACATCTGAGACAGGTAATGCTTTAAGCACAGACGAAAGTCAGCACCTAAGAGAAGAAGTTTCAAATACAGCTCAATATTATACTGAAAGAATGATAAGTTACCTATGTAATAACAATTCTTTATTTCCTGAATACTCAACAAACACAGGTGCAGATGTAGACCCTGATAGAAATGCTTACTATAACGGAATGAATCTTGAACGACCACAAAATCAAGGAACTAGACTTACCTTACAGAACTTTTTAAGCTCATCTGATTACTCATAATGAAGAAACACTACAAGCCAAAACAAATTAATATAACAAAGCTCAAATCCTATTTGGATAAAAAGCCTAATAATAAAACAAATGCAAGACAGCCTTCAAGTAGGACTAGCAAATAGTACAGCAATAGCATTCAGCCTAACTGAGTGTAATGAGCTTTTAACTTTTTGTTCCTTAATATTAGCCATTACTTTTACGATTTATAAATTTGTTAAATTTGACAAAAAAAAAACTGATTAACTTATTACTCATAAGAGATACATTCTCTGATAAATCCACTATAGGAGAACTTTTCCTAAATGGAGAACGGATGTGTGATACTCTTGAAAATCCTTGGTTAGATAATCAACAAACTATAAGTTGTATTCCTGCGGGTATTTATGATGTAAGACTTAGATTAGCTAGAGAATCAGCTTCAAGAGATTACTTACACTTATTAGTCAAAGATGTACCAAATAGAAAATACATTCTATTTCACAGGGGTAATTTCCCTAAAGATACAAGCGGTTGTATTCTAGTAGGACTAGGAACTCAACAAGACGTTGTTCAAAACTCTGTATTAGCTATGGACTTGTTAATCAAAGAAATACTTAATTTAGGCGGAGAAAATATAAATTTAATAATTAAAAATAAATAATATGAAAAAGTTTTTCCAAAAGTACCTAATCGGTCAGATGTTAAAGTCTAAGAAGTTTTGGTACGCAATCAGTTCTGTAGTAGTTCCTGCTATAGTAACTTACTTAGGAGTAGACCAATCTACTGCAACAGAATTATATCACGCAATTTTAGTTCTTATTGTTGGACAGGGAATAGCAGACGTTGCTAAGAAATAATAGATACAGATTAAAGCCACACGAAATAGTGGCATTAGAAAAAATGAGGGAAACCGAAGCTAGGAATGTCCTAGTTATCGGCGACCTTCACGAACCATTTTGTCTTGACACCTATCTTGATTGGTGTATTGAGCAGTATGATACCTTTAATTGCACAGAGGTAGTCTTCATAGGCGACGTAATAGACAATCATTATAGTTCATACCACGAAACATCTGCTGATGGTATGGGTGGCTTAGAGGAGCTAGAATTAGCTATTAAGCGTATTGCACGTTGGCGAGATGCTTTTCCTGTTGCTACTGTACTTATAGGAAATCACGACAGACTTATAATGCGTAAGGCACAGACTTCTGCAATACCTTCTAAATGGATTAAGTCTTATAAGGAAGTATTAGAAACTCCTGATTGGAATTTTGTAGAACGTTATGTATTAGACAATGTTCAATATTTACACGGAGAAGGAGGTACTGCATCCACTAAGTGTAGAGCAGATATGATGAATACAGTACAAGGACATTTACATACACAATGTTATGTTCAAAATTTCGTAGGACAAAAATTCAGAATATTTGGCGTTCAGTCTGGATGTGGAATAGACCACGAAAGCTATGCTATGGCTTACGCTAAGTATGGAAAAAAACCTGCTGTAGGCTGTGTAGTTGTTTTAAATAATGGCAAAACTCCTATCAATCTTTTAATGCCTTTATAGGTATGCCCTATAGCCGTTTTAGGCACTTTCTTTTCTTTTTAATACCAATATACTAGACAAGCTATAAAGTTTGTCCTAGATGTAAACACCTTAATTGTTAATAACTTTGTTTATCATTATGTTTATATAATTATATTTTTATATCTTTGTCAAACTTAATCAATATAAATATTATGAAAAATTACAAGATTACCAATTTAAAAAGCAAAGTAGTTCACTATATGAACGAAAGCGAAAAGGAACAATTCTTTACTAAGAACTCTTTAGGAAATTATAAGTCTGAAGATGTTAATGACTTAATAAAAACTAGGTACAATAAAAACATTCACGATATGGCTTTTTCTGTTTTTACTTTAGGAGTATTCACAATAATATTATTCTTAATGTGTAATACATTTTCATTCATTGACTCTTTAATATTTTAATATGACTATACTAGACGCAGAATATTTAGAACACACTAGTTACATTGACTATAATAAAGCTTTTTACTCAAAGTTTATGGGCTATCAATTAGATAATAAAAAAGTAAAAGCTGAAGAATGGTATTTAAAACCTCAATACTTAGCAACAGGGATTAATACTTATGATAGAATGTCAGGTCATTTTAATAATGATTTGAGTAATAACAATAGGTCAGTAATTGTGATAGGAACTGAATTGCAGATACATAGAAAGTTTGAAGAAATGCTTAAGACTTACGGATGGCAGCTTCAGGACTCTTGGAATAGAGAATTAAAACCTGAATATTTAGAATACTATAAAGAAAATAATAATACACCAATAATAATAAATTTAAAATGAAAACAGAAAACAAGCAGGACTATTTAATCGCAATACAAAGCGAATTAAAAGCACCTAAGAACCAATTTAACAGTTTTGGTAAGTACAAGTATCGTTCAGCAGAAGACATCTTAGAAGCCGTTAAACCACTTTTAAAAAAGTATAACTGTTACTTAACGATAACTGAAACAACTCAAGAGATTGCAGGTTACTTAGTTTTAACATCTAAAGTTTCTATTTCTGATGGAGAAGAGACTATCTTTGTAGAAGCTCAAGCAGGTATTAATCCTAATAGAAAAGGAATGGATATTGCTCAATCATTCGGTTCAAGTAGTTCATACGCTAAGAAGTATGCACTTGGTAACTTATTCTTATTAGATGACACAAAAGACGCTGATAGTAATAAGGTAAACGAACCTATTAAACCTCAAATGACTACTGACATTTTCAACGCTATGTTAGAAGCTATTAATACAGGTAAAAGTTCAGCAGTAATGTCTAAGATGATAAACTACTCAATGTCAGAAAAGCAAGAAAGTACATTGATGAAAATGTTAAAGCAAGAAATAAATAAATAATTTAATTAAAAAAGACCTGCAAAAACAGGC